GGAGGTATCCGGCAACGCGAGGGTATCCGGCAACGCGAGGGTATACGGCGACGCGGAGGTATCCGGCAACGCGAGGGTATCCGGCAACGCGAGGGTATACGGCGACGCGGAGGTATCCGGCGACGCGAGGGTATCCGGCAACGCGGAGGTAATGTGGTTATCAAAAATCGGCTCTCGTTTAAGGACAACGACTGCGTTCAGAAGAAAAGACGGTGGAATCGGTATAAAGTGCGGTTGTTTCGAGGGGTCACTCGACGAGTTCGTGGCAAAAGTCGAAGAAACGCACGGAGATAATAAGTACGGGCGCGAATATAAGGCGGCAATCGAACTTATAAAAATTCATTTTGAAGAGGAGTGAGAGAATGGTTAGCGAAAAATACTTAAACCTTTGCAAGAGAATTAAAGAAGAGGGCTTAAAGAAAATCGACCAAAAGATTGTATATGTGCTTTTCAACTTTGGAGGCGTGGCTTACGTTGGCGTTAATATTTACGAGGGCTTAACTTTGGACGAATGCGTTTTCCTCCGCTCCGAGGATATTGAGGAATATCTTAACGAGGATAAAAAATGGGTGACGTTAAAAACATAAAACATTGTCAAGAGTGCGAACACCTCGGCGACGGCAGATTTCCGGTTGTTGAATATTTCGTGGGCGGGGAACTGAAATCACGGTTTGTTGGGTATAGCGACCGACCGAACGGTGGGGTAGTTGAGAATTTCGCAAGGAAGTGTGAATTAAAGACGAACATAATCGTTTACAATGAATCGACCGCGTGTAAAGATTTTAAGCAGAAAACGTGGACACGCCCGAACAATTGTCGAGATTGCACGCGAAAAACTCTATTCTTCGCAGACGGAACTTTTCAGTGCTCGGGTTATCCATTTTTCAAGTTTCATAGAAACGCCGACGCGGCGTGTCAGAATGGGAAAAGCGACGACAAAAAACAGTATACACTATTTGATTTTATTTAAGGAGAATAAAAAATTATGAACAAATGTATCATCATCGGTAATTTGACGAGAGACCCGGAATTAACGCAGACAACGAGCGGCGTAACGTTCTGCCGTTTTTCGATAGCGGTAAACCGCGCGTATACTAACGCAGCGGGTGAAAAACAATGCGATTTTATCAACGTGATTGCTTGGCGCGGACTTGCGGAGAATGTCGGCAGGTACTGCAAAAAAGGTAACAAGGTATGCGTGGTAGGCTCGCTCGAAAACGTGACTTACGAAAAAGACGGCGAGAACCGCACGTACGCGCAGATAAACGCCACGGATATTGAATTCCTTACGCCTAAATCGGGCGATAACGCCGAGGGAGGGGAAACCGCCCGCCGCACCGAAACGCCCGCCAAATCGTCGTATAAGCCGCCTAAACAGCACGCCGCCGACAACGGCTACGATCCCGCTTACGACGACCTGCCGTTTTAAGAGAGAGGTGAAGAATGGAATATTACGAACAACTAACATTCACAGGCAAAGGTGACATTGAGGAAGCGGAAGAAACCGCGATAAAACTCATTCGCGAGTTCGAGGAATTAGCCTTGCGACGACCTCGTAAGAACGCTTGAAGAAGAGCGCGAAGAACTCCGTGCTGCGCAGGACGAAGCAAAAAGAGCGACGGAGCATAATAAAACGCTTACGTTTACAATCGAGTGTTTCCAAAAGACCCTTGCGGAACACGAAGCGTATATAACCGGCTTGCAGAATTACCGGCTGGAACGGTTCGCGACGGAGTTAAGCAAAAAATTATGTGAGTTTTTGGACGAGAACGAAGATAACGCCGGTAAGATAGATAAAGCGATTTTTCTTATAGACGTAATCGGTGTGATAGCAAAAGACGGCACGGCAATATCGAAAGGAATTGTAGACAAAATTATGGAGGAATTTACAAACAATGGAAAAATGCAACCATAGAAAAATCATAAAGGATAAAGGCGAGCAAATGCCGAACGATATGCAACAGGAAGAGTGTGAGAGACAACAGAAAGAGTACGAGAGAATGAAATACGAAAATTTTATTTACCGAGGTGAACGTGTATTGCTACTTGGGAAAATTGTTACACTTCGGAATCTATTGGCAGAGTGGGCAAAGAAACACGAGAATGAGGCAAACGAGGCTTTCGAGGTTCAAAAAGTAGTTAGAGAAACACTGCGAGAAACTCTCACAGATTTCGTAAATGAATTGACAAGAGAACCGAGGGTAACCAAGTACGGACTTGAATTCGTAGCTGTAGTCGATATTATTGCAATGTTAGAGGGGTATTTGAAATGAAAAAGGAACAGCAGAAAGACAAAATCATTTATGATTTAAAAGAAGAAAACAGTGTTTTACGTAATATGGTCGGTCATTTACAAGATAGAATCAACACTTTTCTTGCGCAAATTGAAATACTTAAAAAAACAATCGTAATGTAGCATTATCGATTACCGAAATAAACAGAACACTAAAAGTGATAAAGCAAGCAGCCGTTAAAGAGTTTGCGGAGAAAATTAAAAATCTTTTACTTGTGACGTATGGCGATCATGCGCCGCTTGGTGAAATAACAGGAGAGAATATTGTGTGCAATATTGATGAACTTTTGGAGGAATACACGAAATGACTGACGAACAAATAGACCGAATTATTAAAGAATGTACCGAAGCCCTTAACGAGAACCGCGATTTGCGCAGAAAGTGTGAGCGTTTGCAAGCAAAGAACGCAGACCTTAAACGTATGAACGAGGCGATACAAAGGGCGACGGCGGAAAATATTTTACAGCAAATATGGGATTGGCGCAACTGTGAAACACCGCTTATCGTGGATATTAAGGAACTTGCCGATAGATACGGCGTGGAGGTGGAGACAGAATTTGGCTTTTTCTTTGAGCTCGCCGAAATCGGGGTCAGTGTATTCAAGACCGAAGCCGAAGCGCGGGCAAAGTTGGAGGAATTGCGGAAATGACGTATAAAATGGTGAACGAACTGTTGCAGACGTTGCGAGCAAAGCGAAGCCGTGCGGACAGAATAATCGAGCTTATGAAGAAGTTAGAGAGCGACGCCGGGGCGATAGGTTCCGCGCTTGCTCCGAAAGTTCCTACCGGCAACAACGTTGACAGCAAGGTCGAACGGCTTGCGATAAAAATAGCCGAGACTATGGAACAGTACCGCAAGGCTCTCGAAGAGTACTACGCGATAGAGGACAAGCTTACCGAGGTTATAGAAAAGGAACTCACGGGCGAAGAGCGCGATATAATCGTGTCGCATTACATACTCGGCGTTCCGTTCAGAAAACTTGCGGCGGATATGAACTACTCGGAAAGAATGCTGTTCTATAAACTTGAAAACGCAAAACGAAAGATCGCTAAGGCTTTTACAAGAGGTGTAGTATTATGATAATTCCAATTCTGTCTATCGTGGCAGCGGTAGCCGTTTTTGTAGCAAGTTGCCTTTTAGCATTTCTTCCCGTAAAAGCGGGGAAAATACTCGCACGTAAAATAGCGGTAAACGTATTCGTTTTCGGCTCGTGGCTATGCGCGGGAATAACGATTGCATTGTCGATTATAATGCTTACTTGGTAAAAAAATAAAAGATTGCAGTTATTGCAGTATATTCTGTGCTATAATGGTATTGTGAAATCGCACGCGTACTTACAGACCCACACCGTGCGCGTGCGAGGACACGTTTCATTCTTCCATTAGAAAAGGCACGGTTTACACTCTCCGTGCTTTTTTCGTTGACAGGAGAGTAAAAGGAGGTTATAATGGCAGAAGAGTTGCGTGACGATAATAACACTAACGAGACCGAAGAAGCGAAAGGAAGCGTTGGCAATACGAGACTACCGTTCGGGCTCTGCGCAAAATACCATATCAGTTTACCGTCGGACGCAACGCCGCGTGACGCGTGGAACGCACTTCGTAGAGGTGTCGGCTTAACTCCCGATAAAGTTTATGCGGAACTTAAAAAGGAGAAAGAGAAATCTTCACTAACGAGAGACGGAAGTATTAAAGACGAACGAGATTTCGACAGTGAAGAAATTGAGTTGCGAAAAGAATACGACAAAGCCGTGGATGTTTTTTTGGGTAGTGAAAGGGTAATCTATTCTAAAAAAACAACGAAAGAGTTTATAAAGGAATCTCTCGACAGTGGGGACATAGAAGTGAGCAAGACTACCGTTGATTTATTTAACGGTGACAGCTTCGGGTATAGTGACGCATATTCGAAAGATACAGCATACTTCCCCGGGGCAAATAAAATTTCTTTTTACAAGTCAAAGAATATTGGAGGGGAAGAATTTGATAGTCCTTATGAAAGAGGGGCTACATTCTTCCACGAAACATGGCACGCGATAGATAGTAATTATGGCGAAATTGTCGACACAAAGAATCTAACGTCTGAACAGAAAAGGCATTTAATGTTAAGCGAAAGACATAAATTAAGAAATGGTAAAACTTTTGAAAGTGTCTTGTTTGAGGAGTGTAAAGGAGTTAAGTGGGGCGAAGCTATCAAAGGAATAAAGGAAGATAAGGAAATCGCACTGCAGAAATTGGGTTTGTCGTACGATAAATGCAAAGAAGAGTATGAGGCTGTTTTGAAAAAAGAAATGGAGTTGCGCCGAAGGGCTGGCTATGGCACAAGCTCCGAATTAAAAGAATATTTAAAATCGAAAGAGTATAAGGATGCTCAACAAAATTTTGAAAGGGTTACGGGTGTGCCGCCGGAGGTCAATAGAAAATGGGGCGATTTAAGTGATATTGCGTGTGGTTATACAGCGGGGAGGCAAAAACTAACGACTATGGGACACTCAAATGCCTATTTTAAAACGAAAGGAGCGCGGGCAAGTGAGGCGTTTGCTGAATGCGCTGCGGCAATGGCTACCAAAGGCGAGAGTTACAAAGTATTGAAGAGATTTATACCCAAAACGATGGCAGCGTTTGAAGAAATATATCAAGATTTAAAAAACGGAGTGATTAAAAGCAATGGAAAACCCAAATATGTCCCTTGAAGAAATGCAAGAAATTGAAACTCAATATTTTATCAAGTTCAACGAAGTCCCTATGATAGTAATGTCTGAAAGCCGTGAGCATTATTGTGAGCGACTTAAAAAGGCATTGGAGAAAGGACGCCCGATCACCGAAGAGGATATAGACGAAGACTTCCCGTTAGTAGACGAGGACGGCTTCTTCGGTATTATTTACTAAATCGAGGTAGCGGTGAAGTGGTTGCATTTGAGGAGAGGCAGTAAACAACTAACCCACAACTAAATAGACACAAAATACAAAGCACTATGCGAAAAGCACGGTGCTTTTTTCGTGCGTTTTCACTCTGACATTTTCATTTTTAATGCGCTTTTTCGATACCTTTTTCGTACTTTTTAAGGCTCATTTCGGATACAAACGGCAATTTTAGTAACTTTTTTCGGACAAGGAGGCGGTAAACCGTGGCAAAAAGTAAATATGAAAGTCACGTTCTGCCGAACCTCGAACTTGTTAAAATGTGGGCAAGAAACGGGCTAACGGACGCGGAAATCGCGAAAAAACTCGATATTTCGATAGACAGGTTTTATTACTATAAAAAACACTTTTCGGAGTTTTCGGAGTCCCTAAAAGAGAATAAGGAGGTTGCCGACCTACAAGTCGAGCAGGCTTTATTTAAGGCGGCAATGGACGGGAACGTTACGGCAATGATATTCTGGCTCAAAAACCGCAAGGGCAATTCGTGGCGTGAGAAGCCCGAAACCGCTACCGACGACGGCTCGGTCAAGGTGGTAATCGAGCGCAAGGTTCAGGACTTGACGGAAGAGGGCAACGACAATGAGTAGCGTAATAACGTACGATCCTATTATTCCGAAGAACTTTGCGCCGCTACTTAGGACAAACAAAGAGAACGGAACGCACCGTATAGTGGCGCGCGGCGGGCGATACAGCGGGAAAACGACCACTGTAATACAAGAAGCGTTAGAGGGGTTTATAACGATCCCCGGCGCGAATATCGTGCTTGCGAGGGCGGACGACGTAAAGTTCAGCAAGACGACGTTTCCGACGGTCAAGAAAGAATTACAGCGGTTTGGGATAGCGAAGTATTGTCATATACCGAAGCGCACGGGAGACATTGTATTCAAGCCGAACGGAAATATAATTCGGTTTATCGCGACGGGCGGAGACGAGCACCGCACGAAAGGTCTTGACTTCGAGCACGGCTACGTTCACCGTTTTATCCACGACGAGGCGCAGGAACTCGAACAGGAATACGAAGTCAAGGGCTGCGAGAAAACGCTGCTGCGTATGCTCGGCGACACAACGAAATGGATATACATATACAACCCGCCGCCGTTCAGAGCGGAGTTTGCGAACGTATACTTCCCGCAACTCGTGCGAGAGGGACGTGCGCTCGAAATCTATTCGTCGTGGCAGGATATACGTAAGTTATTATCGCAAGACGTAATAGACGAGATATTACGCGACAAGAAGAGCGATCTGAACTACTACCTTTACGAGTATATGGGTGAGGTTACCGCTACCAACGGGCTTGTATATCCGCAGTTCAGGCGGGACAAGCATTGCACGAACGTATACACGCTTATAGCGCAAGGCGACCGACCTATGGAACTTATACTCGGCGTAGACGAAGGTACGGTATTCGACAGCACGTGCGTAACGCCTATTGCGGTAATGTACAGCGGGCGCGCGGTGGTTCTCGGGTGCTTCGAGAAAGACCCCGTGCAGGACGGAGCGCAGGCACCTACCGAACAGGCGCGTGCGCTATACGCGTATTTACGCAGGCTTATAAACAAGTTTTCGTTCTTGCAATACGTACCGAGGCGGTGGAACTTCGAGTGTGCGGAAGCGGGACAGGCACTAATGAATCAGTTTATAGCGGACACGGGCGGCACGGAAAACTGTATGCCCGTGAAAGGCAAAAGCATAATGGGAGACATTAAACGCGTTCGTTCGCTGCTTGCGGACGGCGTTTTGTTATTCCACGTCGACGCGGTAATAACGGACGATCCGGACACAACCGAAAAACTTATGGCGGACATGGAGAACTACGTGTTCGACGAAAAGACGTGTTCGGTCAAGAAAGGACAGCGCGACGACACGATAGACAGTCTCGAATACGGCACGAAACTCATTTACGACATGCCGATAGAAACGATATAACAGGAGGTAAACAACAAATGGCAGGTTTAGCACAAACGAATACGGCGTGTATAAACGCACCGAGCCGTAAACTGTTCGCGCCCATGTTCAAAGCGCGGTGGCAGAACATGCAGAACGTCGTTAACGACAGCGCGTTCATAGATCTTATACCCGAGCCGTATCTGACGTACTATATGGCGTTCACGCGGCAGTGTCTGCAATGGGCGAGCGGGTTTGTCCCGGCGCTTCACCGACAAGACTTCTTTTCAACGGGGATCGGGTACACGGTAGTTGACATACTCGCGCGGGAATGTATGAACGGCGGGTATCGGTTCGAGAGCGCGGACAAAGCACTTTTAAACCGAATGGAACACTGGAAGAAAGACGTTAATCTCGACAACGAACTTTACCGCATGTTCTGGAACTCGAACGCGGGAGGCAACGCGTTTATAGCACTCACGCCGAACGACGGCGAAATTTATCCCGTTGTGTATCCCGTCAATCGCTGTCCGAAGTTTGCGGTCAATCGTCGCGGGATCATAACGAGCGCGTTCATACTCAATCGGTTCACGGCTGGCGAAACGGCGTATTACACAAAAGAAATACGATTACTGCTTAAAGGTAAGCCGTTCTATAAGGTCGTGCTTGCCAAAGGAACGCTCGTAACGTCGCCCACGTGGACGGGCAGCACGCTCAAAACCGTCCCCGACGAGATAGTCGAGCAGTTCGAGTATACATACGGCGAAATCGAACTTAATACGTGGTACAAACTTCCCGAGAGCGTTTCGGGCGTAGGCGTGTACAATATCCGCAACAAGCCCGTATCCGTCGCAATAGCGGATATGCCCGCGTACTCGGACAGTTCACTGTATTCAGCGCTGGATATTTTGTACGCGATAGACTTCGACTACACGCAAGCGCAGGTAGACATGTACATGGGCAAGTCGCGTGCGCTTATACCGAAACAGTTCGGCGGCGGCAACGCTGTTATAAACGTGGGTGGGCGCCCGGGAACGGTCGTTGACGGCGTTTCATTCAGCGAGGCTATACGCCAGCCCGCGCTTAAAGACGACTTTTATACCGAGATATTCACGGCAAACGGAGAGCCGGTAAAACCCACGTTTATGCAGGCAGATTTACGCGGTGAGCAGCATAAGTTCATACGCGACGGCTATCTCGAAATGCTCGCAAGCAAAGTCGGGTTATCGTCGTCCACGCTCGCAAACCACTTGCAGTACAACCACGACAAAACGGCAACGCAGGTCGAGGACGAGCAAACGACAACCGAAAAAACGGTTAATCAGAAGCGCGCGCTTATAACCGACGAACTCAACCGTATGTTTACGGACGTGGCGAAATTCTACGGCTACGACAACGCCTGTATCGAAATAGCGTGGGGCAGAGCGGGAAGCAATACCGCTTCGGTTAACGACGAACTTCTCAACGACTACAAAGAGGGCGTGCTCCCGCTTCGGAAATACCTCAAAAAGCGGTGGAGCGATCTATCGGAAGAGGAAGTCGAGGAATGGGCGACCGAAATCGAATCGGAACAACAAAAGAAAGCCGAGAGGGACAACTTCGGCGGCGGTATGTTCGACGACAAGGACTATTTCGGCAGCGGCGAGGTAAACGATAATGAAGATAGCGCGGGAGCGGTATAACCCGTACGTGCCGCTTATCGAGGACGCGCAAACGGATATACGCGAAATAGTCAAACGCGCGTTTCTGTATCGCGAACCGAAGCAGAAAACGGAAAGCAGACTTAAAAAGGCGATCCGCACCGCTACCGACGGTATAGCGATACCGAGGCTCAAACGCGACGTAACCGTATCGCTTATAAACTTCGCTAATCGTCAGCGCGTAGCGTGGCAAAACGTGGGTCTTACGCCCGAAGCGGTGTTATTCCTCGCTTCGCAGAAAGACCTCGTAAAACCGCGTTTAAGTCGCGTAGAGGCGATACGCGAAGAACTGTTCTCGGCTGGCGGACTCGACGGCGACGGACATATCCGGACGTACAACGATAGCGAGGCTCGCGGCGTGCCGCTCAATCGATATTACGGCGACGTGTGGCGCGAACGCGTGCAGCCCGCCATAAAAGAGGCGGCGAGATCAAACGCGCTCGATCCGAACGATTATTCGGGGCGTAACAGCCTGCGTAACCTGTCGGAAATGGAAGTGAGGTATCACGACCACTTAGACAATATCGCCGAGTTAAAAGCAAGCGGAGTTCGGCTTGTCGTGTGTTCGTCTCACGCGGACTGTTCCGACCGCTGCGCACCGTGGCAAGGCCGGATATACTCGCTTGACGGCACGAGCGGCGTTGTGGACGGACACAGATACGTTCCGCTCGAAACCGCTACCGACGTGTGGTATACGACAAAAGCGGGCAGGCGGTACAAGAACGGACTACTCGGGTTTTCGTGTCGTCACTATCTAAAACCGTATACGGGGCAATTGCTGCCGACGGTATCGGCAAAGGAGCGTGAAGCCGAGTATGCGGTAACGCTTAATCAGAGGCGGTTAGAACGGGCTGTACGCGACGCAAAGGTTGACGCGTTGACGAATAAGGGTCTTGACGAGAAAGCGTATAAAGCCGCAAAAATGCGCGCGAGAGAGGCAAACGAGAAGTATTTGAAATACTGTAAGGCAAACGGACGCGCGGCGTATCCTACGCGCGTTACGATTATTTAACGGGAGGTACATATTATGAGCCACATACGGAGCCGAGATCACCCTCGGCTTTTTTCGTACACGGAAATACAAACGTTTCAAAGGAGGTAAAAGCAAATGTTTGGAATTAAAAAGGACAAGCCGACCGCGCTCGACGAAGTACGCAAGGCTTACGAGAACCTTTCCGACGAGGACAAAAAGACGTTTGAGCAGTCTATTGCCGACAGAGTTCACGAGAGCGTAGGCGAGCAAGAAGCGGAGAACGATCAGAAAGACGATCAGACCGCAGCCGATCGCGAACACGAAGCGCTCGGCGAAGAGCGCGCGGAAGGCAAAGGCGAAACCGAAGAACTCGGCGAAACGGACAAGCCCGAAGACGGAAAGGACGAGGACGCGGCAAAAACCGATGCGGAAGAAGCCGCAGAGGAAGCCGCCGAAGAGAAACACGAGGCGGCACAGGAAGACAAGCACGAAGAAGCGGCGGAGGCGGACGAAGATCTGCGCGAAGTCGTAAAGGCACTCGAAGCGCGTATTTCGCAGCTTGAAATGGCGGCGGACAAGGCTCCGAAGAAAGCGAGCGAGGACGAGGTTGATTATCTTACCGCGCTTGAAAGAAAGTACAACAACTAACGACATAAAAGGAGGTAAAAAATTATGTCTAAAACTATTACTACTTACGGAACGGGTTCGGAATTCGTAACGAGCGCACTTATGGGTCTCGGAGCGACCGAAACGGACAGAAACGGGCGTTTCTACCTTGACGGTACTATGGTAAACGCCGAGATCTCGGACGTTATCGCCGAAGCGATCTACGTCGAAGAGATTTTCAGAGACGGTCAGTCGGTTACGAGCAAGTACACCACCGACCGCAAAGCGGGCGCGGTTCGAGTAATGCTCGATACTCCGATCCCGTTCTCGAGCCGCACGGTTTCTTACGGCGGCAGAGCAGGCACCGAAGGCAACTCGGGCGTAATCAACGCCAACCCGCCTCTTATGCCCGCAGACGACGAGTTTATGGTATACCTCAATCAGGTCAACGATCAGGCAATGCTTTTCCCCGACCTGAGCAAAGAGTATATTCCGCTCGACGTTATGGCGCGCAAAATCAACGGTTATGCAAAACGCGTCGTTGAAGACCGCTCGGCTTCCACGCTCGCCGAAATCATAGCATACTCGTTCTTCCGTTCGCTTAACGGCGGCGACAACCTCAAAACCGTTGCCGACCTTAAAGCGGATAACGCATACGCCGACCTTATCAACGACCTTAACGCGGCACTCGACGACGGCGACGAAGCAACGGGCGCGCACACCTTCCCGACGGACGGCAGAACGATTATCGGTCGTCCCGAGTTCGTCAACGGCGTGTTTAATCGTAAATCGGGCGTTATTCTTACCGGTTCGGATCTTGCGCAGTCTATGCTCCGCGAGTATAACCTGTCGGTAGACTTCGAGGGCAAGAACTATGTCGGCGCGAACTACAAGGGATACGCTATGCAGTTCAACTGGGTAGTTGCCAACAGCGTTATCTGGAAACTCGCCGAGAAATACCTCGGACTTACCGAGGGTGCGCTCGACAACGTGTACGCTATCGCCGTATCGCGCGAGGCAACCGCTATGGGTAAAATCGTCGACCTCGGCGTTAAACTTATCGACGCAAACGAGGTTCGCGGCACCAAAGCGCAGCCTATCAATATCTGGGGTCACGAAGCGTTCCGTAAGTCGTTCGTTATCGGTAAGAACACCCTTACCAACGACTACCTGTCGAGTACGCTTTCGCTGTCGGCTGACAAACGTCTTTACCCGATCGCGCCTAAAGCGGCAAACAACGCGAACAAGATTGTTCTTCCGGTCTTTGGACCCGACGGCGTAACTCAGATCGGCTTCAGAGAGGTTGCCGAAGTTCCGAAGCCGAACGGCGGCAATATTCAGTCGGGGCTTAAACAAGTCGCGCCCGTTACCGCTTCCGTAGCCTCGGGTGCCGTTGCGGCAAGCACGAAAGTAACGCTCTCGACCGCTACTACCGGCGCAGACATTTACTACACGACCGACGGCAAACAGCCGACGAGCGCGTCGACCAAGTACACCGCGCAGATAACGATTTCTGCGGCGACGACCATAAAAGCAATCGCAATCAAAGCGGGTATGGTTCCGTCCGACGTTCAGACTTTCGAGTACACTATCGCGGGTTAAACCAAAAACAAAAGCAGGGCGCAAAAACCCTGCTTTCTTGGCGCGAACAGTATCGGCGGTGCAACTCCGCCTCGCGCAACCAAACGTTGAAATTTGACCCCTTTTCGGGCGCGTAGAGAGGTATTGAAAATGACACGCCAAAAGACGAGAAGTCAATACTTTTGCAAAATTTATTAAAAATATTTTATTTCGGAGGTTTTATCATGTTAGAAACGTTCCCTTACACCGATAAATACATGCGGTACGACGAGCGCACGCACCGTTACGTGCTTACGGTTGATTACTTTATCGACGTTCTTCCCGTCGATCTTGTCCGCCGCACGCAGAACAACGTGCTTGCGCAGAACAGCGTAAAAGCAACACTCGACCGCGTAAGCAATCTTATTTACGGTTATCTTGCCAAACACAACGACGCGCAGACGATACAATACATAATCGCGAAGTGTCCGTCGGCTCGTCAGATCATAATGGACGCTATGGGCTCGCAGGGCGCGCTCGTATTCTCCGTCGGCGATTCTACGCTTTCTTCGAAGCCCGAAGAACGCGCGGCGTGGCTCGATCTCGGCGCGGAAGCCACGCTTAACAGCGTTGAGGTGGTAGAAACAGGTCGCACGCTTACGAGCGTAGCCGAATACCCGTTCTGCCCGCCGCCTTACATAGACGGAGGGTATTGATATGGACGTTCTGGATATTCTGAAACCGAGACGAGGCTTTACACAAACGGGCAGTTACCGCCGGTACACTTCGGACGCGCCCTCGTACTTCGAGTATAAGGACGTAGATTTCCCGTCCAAGCGCTGGGGCGACGTTATAAACAACCTTATAACGGATGACGACAGCCGCGTTATCCGGACTATGTGGGACTGCGGATACGAAGTAAACGGCTTCGTATGCACGCAGGACGGCAAGACGTGGACGATCGTCACGATTATTCACGATAATAAGAACTCGGAGAATCTGAGGCTGTTTCAATCGAACCCGTCGGCGGAGTTCGTTATAGGTCTGCAGAACGTAGAGAACCCGAAGAATTTGAGGTGACGGCTATGAACCTTACGGACGAGCAATTTCACACCGTAGTTGAAATCGCGCTTAAAGCGTTTCAGGCTGCTGTACCGAACCCGAAGACGAGATACGTTGCGTATTACACTAACGCTTACGGCAACCGTCAGCGCGGCAGTACGGGCAATATGGCGTATAATGCAAGCCGTATGACGTTCCCCGACGTAGAAACGGCAAAGATATACGTCGATCGCCGTATCGCGCCATACGTGCCGTATACAAACGAGCCGTGGGTAGCGGCGAAGTGGAAAGGACACAAGAACCCGAACGAGGGGTGGTTCAAGCGCGCCGAGCAGATCGTGATAAAAGCGGTTGAGAGCGCCGTAAACAACATTTAGGAGGCAATAGACATGTTACCGATAGAAACACTCGTAAACGACCTTAACGCCGCGTTAAACGGCATTTTAGCGGATAAGACCCGCGTATTCGATATTATTCCCGACGGCGGCGAGTATGTCGGTTATACGCGTGAATACAACGATATAACGCAATACATAGAGGGCGTTGCGAGCATTACCGACAGCGGAATAACGCCGCTTTCGGGTATAGAGGTCGCCACGCAAACGTTGTCCGTTACGGTCGCCGTCAAACTCGATCCGCAAAAGGGCGTAAAGGACGAAGATATTTTTCTTCCCGTGCGTAACGCGATAGCGGCGTACGCAAGTCAGACGTACCGGAACGCTTACACCGAAAACAAAGGCACGGAAAACGAAAAGACGTATTCGGTGGCGTTTACCGCAACGCAGCCGTACGCGGGAGATCTTGCTATCCGACCCGAGATAGGACGGAGCATAATCTATACGTTCAGCGTGTTTTATTCGTTCGTTCAGAACGGCGTAAACAGCAAGGAAATAACGCTTACTTTCGAGGGCGAAACGGTGCCGTTCGAGGAACTTACTATCGTGCGTGTTCCCGTGCAAGACGGCGGCGCGTTTTCTTCGTCGGGCGGAGCGGCAAAAAATATAACCACGCAAACCGCGCTCGAACTCAACTTCTCAACGCCCGCGCTTACGAATAACGCAATAAGCCAAGAACTCAATGCGTTTATCTTAACGGGCGCAGAAAAAGCGTTTGCAGTCACGATAAAAACACCGTATGCGGAAAATGCCACCGCATATACAATGTCGTTCGGTCAATCGAGCGTGACGGCACGCGGCACGGAAAACTGCGGCTTTTCGACTTCTCTCGTCGAGTGTTTCGTCGGCGTGGTAGCGGGCGACAGCGGTTCGGGAGATAGTGGCTCTGGAGGTGGCGGAAGTTCGGGCGGCGGTACAGCGCCAATCGACCCCGACAATCCTTACAATCCAAACCCGCCGATTTACACGTAAGGAGGGATAGGCTATGGCAGAAGAATATACTATCTGGCTTCGGAACGGCACGAAGAAAAAAGAAAAGGCTATTGCCGGTACTACGGGCGACAACCAAAAGGATAATTCGCCGAACGGCGCAGGCGAGGGCGCGGGCGGTAAACTCTCGGCAAAGGACGTTGCCGGGTACATAGCGTACAAGCATTACGTTTCGCCGTTCGTAAAGCAAGCGGTAAGTTACCAGATTTCCACGGTGTCGCTGAAAACGGGCAGAACCGAGCACCAGCAGCGATTGCAATTTGCTTACGACGCGGGTAGCAAGGTGGTAAGCCTTGTCGAGAACGTAGCAATGGGGTTTATGCTGTCGGGAGGCAACCCGCTCGGCGCGCTTGCCGGTGCGGCGGTATCCGTCGTTCAGACAGCCGTTCAGTACGCGCAGGCGCAAAAAACGATCGACCTCGAACGGAGCGCGGAAAGCATATCCATAGGCTTGCAGAACGTGCGCGCGGGCGGCAGCGTTGCTTCGTATAACAGTTCGCGCGGCGACAGGAGGTAATTATGGCGTATACGTTTCCGCAAAACAAATTCACGGTACAGATCGAATATAACGGCGTAATGACGGACTATACGGCTAACGTGCCGTTCCCGATAAAATGGAGCGACCTTCTCGACGAGCAACTCGACGAGGCGACACTCACGCTAATGCGTACCACGGTTCAGAACTTCCCGCCGTTTGTAAAAGTCGTTATAACGCGATATAACACCGAAAACGAATCGAACAAGACCTCGGCAACGTATTTCGCCGCCACGGATAAAGGCGACGAGATCCCGCCCGGTAGCGGTAGATATAATCATACGTTGTATCTTATCGAAGAGACGAAATGGCTCGAACGCTTTATTATTCCGTCGTGCGGTTTCGTCAACGCGCTCGGCAGAATTTACGTTGAAGAATAAAGAGGTGATTTATGGCAAAAGAAGATAAGCAAGGCAATTTACACAGTGACAAGAACGGGCAGTTTGTAAGCAAGGGCGCGGCGGACGTTGCCCGTAAATACGAGAAGTATACGTCGTCTGAAGAAATCGACCACAAAGCGAAGAACCGTAAAGAGGGCGAAAAGACGGAAGTGAAAGCGACCGATTCGTTCGCTTCGCAGGTGGACGCGGTGCTGTCGGGCGCGGATACGACGGCAACGCACCTGCAAGTAACGCATACGCCACCCGTGCTTCGTGCGCTCAATATTCCCGATTTACCGATAATTATGACGGCAAAGCACGTCAAGAGCGTTGCGCTCGATTCGGGTAAGGATAGCGTAAACTACCACGGGTTAGGTGCGGAAACGGTGAAGCGGCTTCCCGAACTTCTCGCCGACCCCGTAATGATTATGCGGAGTATGACGAAAGACGACAGCGTGGTGGTACTTACCGCTGCGCTCGATAAAGAAAACCGCCCCATAATAGCGGCGGTCAAATTAAGCGGTAGAGGAAACATAGACGGCGAGGAAATCGAAGCGAATGTGCTTACAAGTGTTTACGGCAAGGATAATTTCCCGTCGTTCTTACACCGCAACGTAGATAGCGACACCGTAATGTGGTGGAGCGATAAAAAGGCGCGAGAAACGCATTTGCCCGCGCTGCGGACAATGTTTAACACAAAAGGCTTGCCGCCGAATAAGGTGTTAAAGAAGTTCTAAAATAACGCAAAAACCTCCGAAACCCTCGGGATCCAATTTCCCGACAACAACGGAGGTTTTCGCGCTTAATCGCTGTACAACGATCAAGACTTAATTAAGTTGGGTGAACTCACGGTGCCCCGATCGTTCGCTACTACTATTATATACCAAAATTATGAAAAGTCAATACTTTTTTGCAAAAAAAGTTTTATTTTTCCGAAGATTCGTTCTCTTCGGGAGTATTCAATGCGGCAAGTTCTCTTTCAATCGCGGCTTTTTTCTTTTCCGCTTTCGCTTTACGGCGGGCGTTGCGTTCGGCGGCTTTACGCTTGCGGTAAGCGTTTACGTCCTCCGTGGTGGCGAGAAGTTCCGTCTTGTTTATCCGATACAGCAGATAAATAAGAAGTGTGGCTACGCACACACAGAAAAGAGCGGTAGTGAGGCAGATGATAAATATAGATAAATTCGTAGAGAAAATATCTGAATAGGACGCCGCCCAGCTTATGTCGTTGTTCATATTCTTTTTAGTTTGCAGCAAAGCGTTTACATATTTTCCAAAGCGAATACAAGGGAAAAGGATCATAGCAAAATTAAAGAGAGAAAGAACGAGTGCAGGTACCGTTAAAGCATTTACGTTTTTCTTATTCATATTATCAATCTCCTTAATTTTATAATACAGGAGATAAAAACATAAGTCAAGTAAAAAATTTATTTTTTATTTTGGAGGCAAATATGTCACACATTACAACTTGGAAATTTGCGGAGTATCAGGGGGAGGCTATCGGGGTTTTAGGAGTAGATTATAATTATCTTAACAATCACCCTTATTCTGTAGTAAACCCGTCACTAATACTTTCGCCGATAAACTCTCCGTCGGTTTTAAGTTTGCCTGCGGCAGATAATCTGTTTGCGCCATACAAGCAAGACATAGGAAGTACATACCCGATATTTTTTCAGTCCGGATCAACGGTTAAAGCAGGAAACGAAACATACAGCGATTGTCGAATAGTAAATACATACACTGTCAAAGAACAAGGAATTCTGACTGTGCGGTATGATGTTGTTTACACTCAACCGTCTTCAACTACTAATTTACACGGTTTTTCTGCAACCACGCAAATATATATTGCAACTAATATTCCCCCGCTGCCTCGGTGGAATGCAAAACAGGTTATCGACCGATTACTACTCAAAGCAGAAACGTTACGGCGCGGGCAAGATCCGAGATTTCACCTTAATGCGGCGCAAGCGGAAGAGTTCGCTAAAATCGAAGTACCCGAAATGCATTTTACTAACTGTACTTTGCGCGAGGCGTTACAAACGGTCGGATCGTATATCCACGGCGAGCCGAGACTACACGGAAACGAAATATCGTTCGATATGTACGGCGGCAACGAAAAAACGGACGTGCCGTTTTCGGAATACGTTGCAAAATCGTTTCAGCAGTCGATAGACAGTGCTATAACGTCGGTAGACAGTACGGTAGACAACCTCGTATCGACTATCGGATATGCAAAGGGCGTAACAGTAGAGCCGTATGCGGGCGGGTATAAGACGGTGCGCACGGAAACGCTGTACGCACGAATACAGGACGACAATATGCTTATAGCGGTATCGCACGGCATAAATCGAATAATCAAGGTTGAGTGTGGTTTTGTGGGTAACGTAACGGACGTACCGATAGACATAACGCCGTATGTGTTCGAAGAGAGCGAATATGCGCGAATGTCGGCGTATACGGAGATTTATCCCACAAGCCGTGTTTACGCGTTGTATTACACGCAGGGCGGCTCTACGATAGAGGGCTTACACTACAAGATACCGAAAGCGGTGGGGCAAGCTTACGGCGATTACGCAATCGTGCGTATTCTGAAAGCCGCAACGGGCAATAACAATCTATCTATTACGGACTATCCCGCGCTTGCGTTCCGCGTGACTTACGAGAGCATAACGAGCGCGAGGGTTAAGCAGAACAAGCAATACGTAATCGGTTCGCCGCTTCCGACGGAGATTGCGTACAATCAGGGTCAGAACCTTATCGAGAGCGGGTACTACGGCGAGAACCTCAAAGGCGTTGTAGCGAGGCTCGGAAACGTAGACAAGGTTATAACGCTTTATCAGCGCGGAACGCCGAAGATACCGAAAGTGGGCACGTTATACGACGACGATTACTACATATCGGCGGTGGCGGTGGAAATAATGCCGTTCTACACGAAAATATCGTGCGCGCTGTCGAAAGACTTTAACCGTTATTCGGACTACGTTTCGGTGAACAGCACCCGCCGTTTCTACGAAGTCAGCGAGAGGCAGGCTTACGAGAGTTTTATACACTATCGCGATTACGTGGTAATCGGGGACGAGATCGAAAGGAAAAACACATTAGTTGGGCTTAGCGATATAATTAAGGTGTTTAATCCGACAGGAATAGCCGGAGACGGACCCGTAACCGAAGTTGAGGCGCGTGGGTACAATTTAAACTCTGATAACACGCCAAACTTTTTAAGCGCGGTGACGTTACCCGTAAAAGCAATGCCGCTTGGGAACGCCGCAGTATTCACGTTCAGATACAAGGACAACTATTCGGCGGGCGATCAGGCGGTTTATGCAAAGAACGGCGAGGTAGAGGGGTATTACCAAAACGGCGTGCAATACAAAGATTATTACGGCAATATGGAATATCTACAACTTGCGTATCGAGCAAAAGGGCTTGTGCCGTTAGATAAAGCCGCGCAAAGCCAGTTCGGGAAAGGACTACCCGCTCAAGAAGATATTAGATATGTGAATTATGAGGACGCGACGAGACGGCTCATATCGGCTCCGACAGGTTCGGCGTTGCACGTTTCCGTCGGGTCGACCGAAATACCTGTCATAACGTATCAGATCGACTTCGTAACGAACCGCAAGGATATAGTGGTAGGCTCGGGGCTTGCGCGTAATCTACCGCTTGTTTCGGGCGCGCAGAGCGATAAAGTGTCGAAGTTGTACGTTTTGCCGAATCGTATAAACAAGTTTGCGCAAACGGTAGATCTTACGGGAGCAACGAAAATAGCCGATAACGTTTTGAGTCTTATTATCGTCGCAAACGGGGTGGCTACTTTCGCTTCGCAAACAAGTACGGTCGCGGGCGAAGCGTGGGCGATTGTAGATCCCGACGGCGTACTGCTTATCGCGGAAAACAAGCATATAACGGGCGACGGCACCACGGATATACTCGGCGGGCTTAAACTTACGCTTACGCACGAGGTTTACAGATAACGATAAACAAGGAGGTTTATATATGGACGAAAAAGAGTTGAAAATGTTCGAGCTTGCGGAAAACGCGGCGTTATCGGCTATGGACGAATGCAAGACGATAGCCGAATACACGCCGAGGCTGCAACAGGCGATCGAACAGGGCGACGAAGTGTCGGCGAGACACTATCGAGAGATAATAGGCGACGAGGTGAACCACGCGCTTATTTTTCTTTTGGCGGTGTACGTAAACGCGGTTGATATAACCGTACCGACGGACGGGTTAGAGGAGGTGGAGTTATGATAATATTCGCACAAGCGGACGGCACCGTGCAGTCGATTCTGCCGTCGCCGGTTTATCAAGGCTCGTCGCTCGAGGGCAGTCTGTATTTCGTTGCACCTTTCGCCGCGTCAAACGCCGTAGAGGTGGCTTTTGTAAGAGCGAACGGTGACGTTATAGGCAAGTATGGGCTTACGCGCGTTACAAGCGGGCTTCCCGACGTTTTAGACAAGCTCGGCACGGAATATAACGTTTGGGAGTGGCAAGCGTCTAACGCGGACGTAACGGCTTATGCCGGCGAAGTGGCAATGCAATTCCGGGTGATTTATGCCGGGCAAACACTTGCTACGGCTTCGACGGTTTTCACGGTACAAGAGGGAGTTATGCCTCAACCCGTCGAACCGAGCGCCGATCAGTGGGATACGCTTATCGAACTGTATTCGCGGCTTAACGCGAAAGTACCCGACGCGTTTCTGACGGATATTGCCATTTCCGAACCCGACGAAGATAATATCGTTACGGTGACGAAGTATTATAACAACGGCACGACGGCAACGGAGGAATTCCCCGCGGGCGGTACGTCGTTTTCGGTAAAGTCGGAATGGGTGAAAGTAATCGACTTTACGACGAGTTCGTGGGTAAACACAAGCTCGGGCGGTGGCTATGAAATAGCGTTCCCGCCGTCGCAAACGGGGTATACCGACAATAAATTTCTCACGTCTTTGGAGAGTACGGAAACGGGCGGTTATTCCACGCTTGCCGATACGGTTTTCAAAGGCTCGGACGGCTCCGTTCTTATATCCGCAACGGAAAAGTACGGCGGACGGCTCGTCACCTTAGGCGGCGGTATCTGGGGCGGCGTAAACGTTACGGCGGGCTCGGGCGAAGATTCCGTGCAACAGGTCGGCGGAGCTAAAGCAAACGGGAAACAGTCGGCGGCATTCGGAGGTTTACACTATGACAAACAAACCGGACGAACTCCAACATCAGCCGATGGCAATCAGTCGTTCGCTGCAGGCGGTTCCGTTCACGCAGAGGGCGATTTCTCGGCAGTATTTGGCAAAGATACTATTGCAAGACAGAGAGCTTCTTTCGCAGCCGGTAGTTCTACTGCAGGTATGACTGAAGAAGAGTTTAATGCTTTTTACTGGGATAGTACTAACAATACGGGACTACACGGTGGAAGCAAAAACAGCGATGGTGAAATTTGCGATTTTACGGGCGCACCGTACGCCAAGTCTTTTGCATTCGCTGCGGCGCTGGGCTGTGATACTCAAGCAAAAGGCGCACGCTCATTCACTGCTGGCGATAATACTGCCGCTACGAATACTGGTGCAACTGCTATTGGTATGAATACTAAGGCGTCTGGAACCGCAGCATCTGCAGAGGGCTATAAAACAGAGGCATCTGGCGAGCATTCGCACGCCGGTGGTGGTCAATTTACGCAAGCAAAAGGCTTAGATTCGTTTGCTCACGGCGCTAATGCAGAAGCGAGAGCAGACCGTTCTGTAGCATTCGGATATGAAACTATTGCGGCGTCCGAGAATGGAATGGCTATTGGTAAGCAAAACGTAGTTCGTACAGACGCTTTATTTCAGGTTGGAAATGGAACGGATTATAATAATCGTAGGGACGCATTTGTGGTTTTGAAAGACGGAAGAGCCAAAGTACAAACCGCACCTTCTGATAGCGATGACGTTGTTCGTAAAGACGATTTAGGTTACAACGTTGACTTTCCTATTGGCGGTCCTACGGAAGTAAGATGCGATAGTACAGACGGTATTACAGTTACAGGCACAATGCGTATTTACCTTAATCAAGCTAAAACCGTTTTTCACGACGTGCCCAATGTATCTGTTGAAATACCTATCTTTGCCGGGAAGAACATAACGATTGATGCTGACGAAACTAATAAGAAAGCCGTAGTTAAAGTATCGGATGGCGTAGCAGGGAAAGGGCTTAATTTTGACGCAAACGGCAAGCTTCAGGTAAAGGCGGGTACTAACCTCTCGTTTGGTGCTGACGGTTCGCTGAATGCCGCTGGAGGTGGAACAATCGACATCAATGCTTTACTTGCACTTCTATCAAGCGGCAATGGCATTACAATTGTGAATGATATAGCAAACGATAAAGCACAGGTTAACGTTGACCCGAGATTTATCCAGTTTGATGTATCAACATTAGATATAAATCCTATTGGTAAAGCAAGCGAGGTTTATATTACAGATGAGCTAAGTACTGGATATTATGAATTTACAAGCGATCACGCCGGCGAAATACGTTATAATGCTAATGCCAGTAATGATACTATGGTATTGCAATCGGGCGCAAAAGGCAATGTTAAAACCTTCTTCGGTAATCAATCAATTTATGGCAGCGGAAATATTGACTTGTATAATCATAGTCTTGTTATAACGGCAAACGCAACTGCTATTTCAGCTCTTAAAGTGTTGATAAGGTTCACCTCGTCGTCTAATACTAAAATTGATAGTTTAACTGATTTATATACGGCTTGCAGTAAGTTTGGTGAAATGGAAGTGAGCGGATATGTTATAAGAGCAGGCGAAGTTTTGTCGGTTTATGCTGCACTGTGTAACGCTGGTGATGGAATACATTATATAGATACATCGATTAACGATGTGAGTGGTGTAGCGTGGACAGTATTGACAGGAGTTACTATTGTAGACACAGTAACAACAGTTTAATAGAATTAAAAGGAGAATAAAATTATGGGACTTTACAAAAAGAATTACGAAGTAAAAGATTTGGGAATAACTTTACCCGAGGCGTTCGCTATCGTCCGCAAAATCGACAGACAAGGCAACAAGGGAATGGCGGAATTGTGGGTACACAGTTCTCGCGAGAACGCAAAGACATTGCAGTTCCTCGAAAGAAAACTCGTTCCATTCAAATGTAACGACGGCGACAATCCGTACGAAGCGGCGTATACCGAAGCAACAAAACAGCGCGAGGTTAAAACGCGTAAGCCAAAAGAGATTGTAGCAGAAGATGGTACAAAAACGTGGAAATACGAAGAAGTCACAAAAATCGAATGCTATTTCGACGGGTGGGGGAGAGACTAATGAGTACTGAAGGAGCGTTTCTTATGTGTCTCATTATCGGAGTAACGCTTCTTGCGATAGTTGCAGTTGTAATTCTTGCATTTCTTCTTTACAGCACTCGTGATATGATAGACACGCTAAAGAAAGACATTGACGCATTAAAAAAATAAATTTTAGGAGGTTAAAACAGTGAAGAGTTATCAGGAAATCGCGGGAGTGCGTGAGCTTCGCGAGGAAATCGCGGCATTACGCGCCGAAATTGAGGCTATAAACGCCGAACGCGAAGAGGCGGCAACACGGGCGGCAGAAACGCTAAAAGCCGAGGAAGAGGCAAAAGCGAACGCCACGCCGCAAAAGAAATACGAAACGAGGGTTGAGGAACTTATCCGAGAGAGGTATACGGCGAGCGAAGAGCTCGCCGTTCTTCGTCAGAGGGACTACAAGCCCGACGAATTCAATGCGTATTGGGAGTATGCGGAAAAATGCAAGGTGCAGGCAAAAGCGGAAGTTCTCGGAGTTGAGAGCGAACCGCACGAAAACATTATCGAAGAGGAGGTTTTATAATTATGGTCGAGATGTTTAAAAACTTATTCGCTTGGGTGGTAGAGCACGTTCAGGGGCTTAGCCTTGTGGCTTCGATCGTCCTTATCGTGCTTTTGGTGGCAATAACGGTAATCGCGGTAACGGTGTACAAACGACTTAAAAAGTCTAACGACGGTGGCGATTATAACGCGCGGCTTACGAATATCGAGACGCAGAACGTAAACACACAAAAAACACTTACCGAAATCAAAGAGGTCAGCGAACTGAATAAACGCAAGACCGACGCTCTTTTGGAAGCGTTGTACCTTGTGTACGGTACGCTTAAAAACGACGAGATCCGCAAGAACGTTCAGAATATACTCGTTACGGCAAAGAACACAGAAGTATCGAAGTTTGCCGAACTGTTAAACGAGCTTGCCGCGCTCAAAGAAAAGGTTAAAATCAATGCGTCTACCATAGTCGAGGGCGCGGAAACGGTGGCTTCGGTAGTTACGAAAGCGGCAACGGGTATGAGGTAAGGGCTATGAAACAGGTAGCGAAATATAACACGTTTAAGGGCGTATCGACGGCACTCACGTTCGGTACGCCTCTCGTTACCCTCGCGTGCTGTGGGGATATGTTCGTACACCGTTCCGAAACCGCAATATCGGCGGCGGGTGTGTTTGCAATACTGATTGCGGCGTTGTTCTTTCGGGATAAAATAGCCGAGCAGTTCAAAGCTCCGTCCGCGCTTGTCGTGAGTATTGTAGTGTTCGTTCTTTGTGTGCTTCTCGAAAACATAATAACGCCCATAAAGTACGTTTGCGTAGCAACGTTCGCGGCAACGGGCGTGGACGAATTTACGTTCAAGTCGTGGTATAAGCGGCTCGAACATACGTTCCCCGCAGTGGCGGCAGATTATAAGCACGCGGGGTTTGTGTTTACTTCGAGTAAGAAGCTATTCGGGGAAACACAAGAAGAAAATAAAGCGGAGGTAAACAATGGCTAACGACATTTACGAGGCTATAACGAACGCGCAGAAAACGGGAACAGAGAAAATAAAGCAGGTGATCCCCGCACTTATTGACGCGGCGGTACTTGTTGCAATGCTGTTTTTGCAGTTCGGCGATTTTACGTTTTCTATCGAAAAGGCAATAACAGCCGTAGCAACGACCGCCGTCACGTTTATAGCCGCGCTTATCGTGAGCAAAAACGGGTATAACACGGGCGAAATACTCGGCAAGCAAACGAATCTGTACGTGCAAGCCCGCGAGCGCTATTCGGGCGAGGTGGAAGGGATAACGGGCGAGCAAATGCTCAAGCTCGGCGAGTTCTGTGAGGACTACACCGCCCAAGCGGAAAAAGCCGCCAAGTCCGCGCTTCTTATAGCGATACCGTTCGAGCGGTTCGACGAAGAGTACGAGGAAAAAACGGAAAGCGGCGAAGCATATATGCACCCACCGCTTAAAACTATGAGTTTCCGGGAGCTTAAAGCCGAGTTTGGCGAAATTCGCGCAAAATCGGTGGTTAAGGCTCGCCGGCACAAAGTGAAAGGTCTACGCGATCAGGACTTGCTCGACAGCAGACAGGTTGCGGATAAGACGGACGTCGGAGAGACCGAGGCGCAACTCGAAACGAAAACATTTGCCGTTTCAACCGGAACAATGGTTTTCTTTTCTGCGTTCTGGGCTGCATTCTCGATAGTTCCGAACGGTACGTTTACGCTCGCCACTGCCGGGTGGCTGTTGTATCAGTGGATATATATCCTTTCGCGAGGTTGGTCGCACCGTATGAAAGCGTATAAAAATATGACCGTATTCGCTACGGCGAGGTTTAACAACCAAACGGATAAAATCAAACAGTTCAAAGCGTGGTATAAAAAGAAATACCCCGAAAATAACCCCGTCGGCGGAGTTCGGACAAGTTTATCCCCGGCGATTTATCCGTTAGGTGCAGAGCCGTATAAATACGTGTAAAAGACAATAGAAAGGACTACGCCTCGTTTAATCGCGAGGCGTTTTTCTTTTTGTTGTTGAAATTTGCCGTATTTTGTGGTATAATGTTGTCGAGCCCGAAAAAACGGAGACGGAAGAATGAAAGGAATGAGATACACGGCGCGCCAAAAACGGTACGCCTTAAAGTTGTGGCTTGAAGATAATGTGGATATATTAAAAGTAGCATATCTTATGAAATGTCACGAACGCACGTTGTGGATATGGAAAGCAAGGTTTGACGGAACGCTCGAAAGTCTGGAAAACGGATCGACCGTACCGCATACGCCGAACGCCAAAGCGCACAAAAAAGACGAGATCGAGCATATTAAAGAAATCTTTGAAAAATACCCCGATATAAGCTACACCGAGGCATACGGCATACTTCGCACCGAATACGCCTATTCACGGACGTATTTCGGGTTTTGGCGGTTCGTGTCCAAACACGGTATACGTCAGCCTCAAAAGGCAATCGAGAAGTATATCGAGCAACCTTATGCAACGCCCGAAATGTTCGGAATAAAAATGCAAATGGACGTCAAGGTCGTGCCGCGAGAATGTAAAAAGGGCGCGTTTAAGAAAGAAAAAGACTATCAGTACACCATGATCGACGAAGCCACGCGCGAGCGGTTTATCTATCCGTATCAGGAACAAAGTACGTTTTCCACAATCGACTTTATAAAGCGCGCGATTGTTTATTTCGGATACTTCCCGGCGATCATTCAAACGGATAACGGTACGGAGTTCACCACACCGAAGATCGCGAAATCGACTACCGTCAGTCCCGTGGATACGTTTTTGACAAAGTACGGGATACGGCATAAACTTATTCGTCCGTACACACCCCGGCATAACGGAAAAGTCGAACGCTCGCACAGAACCGATCAGAAGAACTTTTACGATCACTTGCAATATTCGACTTTCGAGGAACTGAAAGAGAAAATGGCGGCGTGGCTCAATAGGTATAACAACTGCCCGCATTCGGCTTTGAAGAACCGTGAGGGTAAGTGTGTGTTTTTAACCCCGCTGCAAAAAAGAGCCGAACTCTTGGAGGACTACGCCCGCGACGGTTTCCGTGACGAGTTGGGTAAAGAGGTTAAGATCCGGTTCCTTAAAAAGAAACAAACATAACACCGTCAATTTAATAACACGCTAAACTTCACCGCAGGTGGGGTGCTTTTGTCGTGTTTGTTTTTTTGTTTTGATTGACAATCGCCCTCAAAAATGCTATAATATCGCCAAACGCAAATGGGCAGAAGCCGGAAAACTGCCTCGTTTCCGAAAAAAATTAAAAAATTTTCAATTTGATACTGTAAAATGCTTGACAAATTACAGCGAAACCCGTTAAAACAGTTGCGTTGCGGCGAAAAGTGTGTTATAATTACGTAGTTAGTTCCGAAAAATTCGGGCAGAACGACTTTTAAATTCCTTTGCGGGAGAGTAAAATGAAAAAAACCATCGTTATAATTTCGTCCGTAGTTGCGGTTCTTCTCATTGCCGTTCTTACGCTTTGTCTCGTAAAGCAAAACCCGCTTTACGCCGCAATCGACGGCTATTCGAGCCTTACCGTTTACGAAGCGCAGTCCAACGACGCCGCTCCGGAAATCAAAGACGAGAACAACAAAGCCGTGGATTTTTCCGCCACGTTCAAAAAGAGCGGATACTCGGTAATGCAGGGCTTACTCGAAGGCAAACCCGGCAAAACCCTTCTTTTCAAAAAGGATTCCGCCGGTACCGCCGTCAAGACCGCAGTCGATAAGATCAGATCGATTCAGGCACCCGAAAACAGTTATATGATCGAGTTTGTCTACGACGGCGAAAAAACCGTTAAGGTCGAAGGCGAGGAAATCAAGTACGACCGCGCCCGTATGGTG